ATGGAAGTATGAAAGTCGTAGCGAACAATGGTATATTTCGCCAATTGGTTGTGTGATTGACATTTAAAAGGAATGACAAAGCCATACATTTTAAAATTATCTCGTAGTTTTATATAACATGTTTTCAATCGGAAGCACCAGCAATGTGGGTCGTCCAGTGGCAAGAATTAAATCAGATAAAGAAAATCTAAATGGCTTGATAATAAGGCTATTAGAAGACGAGGATCAAGTTGATGAAGAACAAAAAGTCAATCCAAAGGCGAATTTAGTGGAAACCATTAAATTAGGTCGTGAATCAACATTTGAAATCATACCAGATACAGAAAGGGAAAGGAGCATTGTTTATTTAGTTGGCCCATCAGGTTCAGGTAAAAGTTATTTAGCCAAGCAATTCTTGGTGAATTACAATAAAATATTTCCACGCAATCCAATATTTATGTTCTCAAAACTACAAGATGATAAATCATTGGAGGAATTAAAAGGCAAAATTAAAAGAGTAGCCATTGACGAGCGATTAGTTACAGAGCCGTTAGATATGCAAGATTTTGGGCGTGATTGTGTTATTGTGTTTGATGATACAGATACAATTCGAGATAAACCAATTTTAGAAGCCGTGAATAAAATTCGAAATGCTGTACTCGAAACAGGTCGTCACACAAATCAAACATGCTTGATTACATCACATTTAGCCACAAAAGGAAATGAGACAAAAACAATGCTGTCAGAAGCACATCAAATTATTATGTATCCATCAAGTGGTATGCCAGTGGATTACTTATTGCAAAATTATGTTGGATTCACAACAAATATGATTCGAAAGGTGAAACAAATGAAATCAAGGTGGATTGATGTGTTTCGCAGATATCCACAAGTCATAATGTCGCAACGAGAATTGATGTTTGTAAAAGACTTAGAGAATTGGATTCCAGATTCCGCACCAACATCATTTGAACAAAAGCAACAAAATTACAAGGAAAGTCAAGAAGTCCAAAAAAAACAAGATGAATTGGCAATATTAAATGGTGGCAAATTATCAAGCATTGCACCAAAATGGACATGTGAAGTGTGTCATTTATCAGTATCAAAATCAAATAAAAATAAACATGAGAAAAGTGTCAAGCACAGAGACAACATTATTAAGAATGAATTAAAAGAAAAAAAGAAGATGGATAGATTAAAACGGAAGAAATTAAAGGAGGCAGAAGAATTGAAAATTTAATCAATGCTATTAATATAAATGAGTGATATTTATCAATTATTGCAAACACCACTATCAAATGAAGACATTAAGAAATTATTACCAGATGCGAAAATAATTGAGTACTCCGATCTTGGGAAATATGATAATTTAAATCAATTGCTACCAATGGAGAGAGATTATGTTATTTTATTTGTGGAATTAAGCAGAGACGATGAACAAGGCTCATATGGACATTGGGAGTGTTTAATTCGAATCAATGACGGCTATTACTTTTTCGATTCATATGGTAAATCTGGAAGACCAGATAAGGCGATTTCATGGATTCCAAAATACATGCGTGAAAGGCTTGGACAAAACACGCCATTTTTGAGTTATTTATTGAATAACGCCGTGGATGAAGGCTATGATGCGTATTTCAATGCCAAACAATATCAATCAAAGGATAGAAGCATATCAACTTGTGGAAGACATGTTTGTGTATGTATTCAGTTCTTTATGAGAGAATCTAATCCAAATTTTGACAAGTATTGTGTGTATTTGGACGATTTGAAAGAAAAATATGAATTAGACTACGATATTCTTGTTACGATGATGACGAAAAACGCGTGAGAAATTATAAAAAAGAATATATTAGTATAGTATATAGTTTGAAATGCCCAATTATCAAAACGGAAAAATTTACAAATTAGTGTCGCCTTCTGGACTTACTTATATTGGTTCAACATGTTGCAATTTAGCAGTTCGAAAAGCCAAGCATAAGCATGATTTTCATAGTGGAGGGAAAAATACAACTTCATGGAAACTCTTTGAGGAAGACATCGATAATGTTGATATAGTGTTGCTGGAAGAATGCCCATGTGATAATAAAATGCAACTTCATAAAAAAGAGAGGGAGTGGATAGAAAAACTCGAATGTGTGAATCAAATGAAGCCAACGCGAACAAAGAGAGAATGGGAACAAGACAATAGAGAAATAATTAATAAAAAAGCACGAGAAAAGTATCACACCGACAAAGTTCAGTTTCAGAAGAGATCCGAGAGATACAAACTCAAAGATCCTGAAAGGTACAAGGCAATGTTGAAAAGAGTAAATGACAAACGAAAAAACAACAAACGAGAGTGGTATGAGAAGAACAAAGATAGAATACTAAAAGAGAGAAAAGAGTTTTATGAGGAGAACAAAGATAAAATAGTAAAAGAGAGAAAAGAGTTTTATGAGAAGAATAAAGATAAAATACTAAAACAGAAAAAAGAATGGTATGAAAAAAGAAAAATATGAGTTGTCATATGATATATTGGTTGTAAAAATGGCATCAAAATGAGCCGTATTTTCCAATAAAAATGCGTTGAAAAGTCGAACAAAAATGAGCCACTTTTAAACGCAAATAAATTATATTGTCATTATATAGATATATCAATGAGTTCATTTATCACAAATATCAGAATCAATCAATTGGACAATAGAGTCGAAGTCTTAGAACAAGACATGGCTGATATCACACTCGGTCAATTGCCCCCATTGAGCAGTGATGTTGATTTTCAGAATTATTCCGCCACAGATGTAAAAACCATTGAGTTTCACGACACAGGAAATGGAAATTCGTATGCCATACAATCAACAAACGGCGAATTGAATTTTAACAATAAACCAGTTGTGTATGTTGATTCAGGAGATACTATTTTTTGCAATGGTTATCCACTTCGAAATGTGGGGGGTATTCAGATATCAGGAACAGATTATCCAATACTAACAACCGCCGATGAAGTTAATTACGGCAAATTAAATGCACCAAACGATTGGGGTGCAAACGCACAAACAAATATTGAGAGAGTTGTATTCAGCAATGACAAAGTATTATCATATGACACGAACAATGATTTGACTTATGACAATAAAATCGTTCATACTGGGTCTTCAAACAATGGAATGGATAATCCCGCCAGCGAAAATTTAGTCATGAATACATATGGTATTGTTTTAACAGATGGAAACACTGGCTCTTTAACAATGAGATATTCTGTTAATAACTCATTTGCATTTGTTACAGACGCAAATAGTACCATTGAAATACCGACAGACATTGAAAATGTAAAAAGTGTAGCATTTAATGATTCTGCGACAAAATTAACAAGTCCTGATGGTAGTAATTTATATTGGGGGACTTCTATTTTACATAATGGAGGAACAGGAGACGGATTTTTAAATCCAGCAAGTACTGATTTAGATATGAATAATCATAATATTTCTAATGCATTGTCGTATGGGTTTGCCGATGATTCAATTTTGAGAAGTCAAGGGGGTATATTAATTTATAACGATGCACCAGTTATTCCAGAAGCAGATCAAGATTTATACACATACACATTGAGTGGTGATTTTCCATTTACAATATTGGCTCCAAGTCATTCAGCATTGCAATGCACCAACATTGATATGTATAAATTATATACATATTCAACATACGATTTTCAATGTTATATCGATGTAACATTCTCGGCACCAATTTCACAATTTTATATAAATATCATAATTAATGATGGTTTCGGAGAAAGTGCAAATAGTGGCGAATTAATTCATCAAATAAATAGCACTGGATTAGATATTTTAGATGGGGGTACTCGTTTTACAGGTTCATTGATGGTGTCAATGAATTCTGGGCATGGTTCTTTTTACACCATCACACAAAACTTTAATAGTGCATTTAGTGCATATAATTTGACAACAGAATCAACTAATGGTTATTTGTTTGCAATATTCTTAGTGCAAAATAATGTTACGCTAAACGCAGGATCAATTGTGTTTAATGTGTTATCTCCACAAAATACAAAAGGAATTTCACTTGGAACAACTAATTCATTGCAAGTAAATGCAGTTGGTGATTTATTGTTGAACAATTATGTAATTCCAAAACAAACACAACAATTATCTTCTACACAAGATGACACAGAAGTTACAATTCGAGAAATTCAAACAAATTGGAACACAAGAGGAAAAGTGAAAGGTAGTTTGTTGTCATCAAATTATGAGTGTGACTTTGTTGTCAATTATAAAAATGATGCAGATATATGTTCATTAGACTGGTATACAGATGAAAGTAAAAGTGGAGATGAAGCATTAACCTTTGAGTTTGACGGATATAATTTATTATTAAATTTAGAAAATAATGGAAATAATAATTATAAATTAACATATGACAACCAATACATCGATTTGGTTGTGGGGGCAATGAGTGTGTCATACAACGACATCACAGGAACACAAGACACAGCCATAAGCAACTCCTCACCATCTATAACCAACCAATCAACACGGACATTAGCCTTTTCAGTAAGTCCATCATTGCCAAGCGGATTGTCTCTAAATAGCGAAACAGGTGTAATATCAGGAACGCCAACAATTTCATTATCAGCAACACAATATACTATTACTATTACAGACGAAAATAGTAATGAAGTTGAAGCAACATTTAATATTACATTGGCATCAGCAATACCATACAATACAACAGGATTATACTCATACTATAACATACGAGACAATTACACAAGTGGTTCAACATTAGTTGATGTTAGAGGAAATGCAAATGCAACATTGTTTAATATAGACATCAACACAAATGTTTTAGAAAGCAATTATATTAAAGGTATATGTTCTTCTTTTTCAACTTCATCATTAAATGGAACACCTATAAATTTTACTCTTCAAATGAATGCAAGATGGGAAAGCAATGCAAATAGTGAAGTATTGGGCCGTGTCGCATTATTTAATGTTCATGGAAATGAGGTGTGGTATTACAATAATAGTCAAGTGTTTGAGCCAGTGTTTCCAAATCTTTCATCATCAATATCATATTCAAGAAGTAATTTAGCAACAACATTCAGGCTTTGGACATTTAGATTTAATGCAACAACTGAAACATTAGATATATTCATAAATAAAACCAAGATTATAACGCAAAATTTAACAGGATACACGAACACTACATTTGATTCAAACTTATTCTATGTGGGTTATGGAACATTTCAAAATAATAAATACGGATTGAGTGCGAAAGACATTATGTTATACAATCGTGTTCTAACCGACCAAGAGATTAGTGATAACTACGATGATTATTTTGTCAATAGATTTACATAATTTTATCATACCATATAAATTTAATTATCTCACAAAATGATATAATTAAATGAGTTCAAGAGTTATCTCAACCAGCCAAGATTTAGTTTTAAATTCTGTTTCAGGAAATGTTAAAATTGGTTCATCAAATGTTTTGAAAGCCTCAGATATAGGTTCGAGTATTCAAGCATACGATGCCCTCCTTAATGATATTAGTGGATTGACTTTGTCATCAGGACAATTTCTTAAATATGATGGTAGTAACATTGTCGGATCAGCAGACAATAACACAACATATACAGCAGACGGATCCACATTACAATTATCAGGAACAGAATTTTCCGTTTTATCAATTGGAACATCACAAATAGCAAATAATGCCATCACATCAGCAAAATTGTCAGCACAATCATTGAAAGATGTAGCAGGTTTGGATGTTGCTTCAAATTCAGGAAAAGTGATTAAAAGTGATGGAACAAATTTAGTTTTAGCCACTGATAATGGCACAAGTTACACAGCAGGCGATGGTTTAGGATTGTCAGGAACTGAGTTTTCGGTGGATAATTCCGTAGTGAGAACCTCAGGTGACCAAAGTCTTGGTGGTTTGAAAACATTTACCTCAAACATTGAAGTAGATGGAAATGCAGTAGTTCAGGGTTATTTGAATCAAAACATAAGCAACAATGGATACTACCAAAGCAAGATGTATGAGGCAAGTACAACCAACAACACCACAGCAACACTTGCAAGTATTGCCATAGGTAGTAATGAAATGTGTTCCGTGGAAGTGTATGTGAATTGTATAAATGCGGATAGTTCAAGCATTGGTTCATTTAAATTAATTGGAGCAGTAGTCAATGCGGGAGGAACACTCACAGGTTCATCCTTACAACAGGAAATTGTGTATCGTAGCAATGGAAACATTAATGCAGTATTGGATGTGAATTCGACAAATGTGAGAGTGCGAATAACAGGAGAAACAAGTGTAAATTATCGTTGGAATGCGTTTGTGAAACAAGTTGCTTGTTCTCAATACGCATAAGTAAGAAAATAAAATGATACATTGATATATGATGGCAGTAAGTGGGTAAATAAATCTGAGAAATGATTTATTATGTCATATAATGATATAGTAAATAAATGAAACCATCTCTACAAAATATGGAAGACATGAATAAAAGAGAGAAATTAAAGCAGACACAAAAAGAAGGATTAAAATCATTGGCAAATTTAAATTTAAGTGGCGGAAAAAATATTAACCAATCATATAACAATATGGAAACCAAAACAAAACCTAAGAAAACCAATCCATGGTTAGTACATGTAAAGAAAGTGAAAGGGTTGAAACAAAACCAAGGAAAATCACTTAAAGAAATACTGCAAGAAGCGAAAAAAACATACAAAAAGAAAGAACCAACAAAAGCGTAGGTAATAGTATAATAGGATCGCAAGAAATGCGACCACATTATACAATGCCAAAATATCAAATATATATACAAACAAAACATGACCGACGAGTTATTTATTATTTTATACGAAAATATATACTAACATTATGAGTAAAGAAACTTATGGATTCTGATGGTGGTTGGTAGCAGACAATCAATAATCAATCCCTTCAAAGGAAACACCGAAAAACCTTTGTTGGTTCAAAGAATATTTATTATCCACTACCAATATTGATTGAGAAAATATTTCTTATATATTCTGAATCTCCATATTTCAAAACATAAGTATGCAAAGTTTTAAGTCAATCGGACAACGCATAAGGAAGTTGAGTTTTCACAACAAACACAAAAAACGCACAAGTTTTTTTCGCTTTGGAGTGTAGCACCATGAAGGACTTGTCCATTTGCTATGAAACTTTGGCAAGATGGTTGTCTGTCATGACAAAGCAACGGCACACAATGGCATGATCAGA